TTACACACGCAATAAAAGTTTTAGCTTTACATCTTTACGAGAATAGGGAAGTGGCAACGAGTATGTCGGTTAATATGATACCTAAAACATTAGGAATGTTATTAGAACCATTTAAGATTAAAAGAATAAACACACCACTAGGAATATAAAATGTCAGTATCAAGAGTAGGAAAATTAAAAAACTCAATCACGATACAAAGTTTGAGTCAGGGTGCAGATGGCTATGGTGGATATGCTTCACCAAGTTATACAACTGTTATAACTGCATTTGCTAAGATAACACCAAAGAGTGGAACGCAAGTATTTAGCGATAAGACAGGAAGACAAGTAGAGAATCCACATACACACGAGTTCTTAATAAGATATAGAAGTGGTTTATCTACAGCACAAAGAATATTATTTGGTTCAAGAACTTTTGATATTATTCAAATCAATGATGAGAATGATAATAATAATTACATAACTATAAAAACTAAAGAAAATGTTGGTATAGCTTAATGGATATTAAAATTAATGTTAAAAATTTAGATAAAGTCTTATCTCAATTAAGTAGATTAAATAAAGAATTAGAAAAACCTTTTCAAGAAGTAGTTAAAGGTGGTGGTCAGTTAATTAGAGCAGAAGCAGTTAAAAGTATTCAATCAGGTGCAAAGTCAGGTATTGTATATGAAAAATATAATCCTCGTAGATCACATAGATCATCTGCTCCAGGTCAAGCACCAGCTAGTGATACAGGAAATTTAGTAAGTAAGATTAGAGTTAAACAAAAAAACCCAAACACTACACAAGTAGAAAGTGGTGCAGACTATTCAGCATTTTTAGAACATGGTACAAGTAAGATGTTGCCTAGACCTTTTCTATTTCCAGCTTTTGAAAAGAGTAAAGAAAAAATAAAACAAGCTGTGTTTAACAGAGTAACTACAGCTATTGAGAGGTTAGTTAAATGAGTAATTATTCTTCAGAATTACAACAAACAGTTTTCAATGCTTTAGACCAAAGCAGTACATTACAGAATTTAGTAACAGACGTTTATGATTTTGTGCCTGAAAGCACAGCTTTTCCCTATGTTAAAATAGGAGAGCAAACAATGGTAGATGATGGAACTAAAGATAAGAAAGGTTCAGACTTCACTATTGAAGTTCATACCTTTTCAAGATACAGAGGAAGTGTAGAAATTAAAAATATTATGTCAGTAGTTTACGATATACTACACGAATCGAGTTTATCAGTATCAGGAGCAAGTCTTGTAAATATGAGATTTGAGTTTTCTGATATTATAAAAGAAAATGACGGATTAACAACGCATGGAGTACAAAGATTTCGTGTATTTGTTTTAAGTTCATAAACAACAATATAAAATAAAGGAGCAATAACATGGCGGCACAAAAAGGTAGTAGCTTTCTACTCAAAGACAATAGTGGTGGAACAGCAGTAGTTATTGGTGGACTAAGAAGTACATCAATGTCTATTAATGGAGAAACAGTAGATATAACAGCAAAAGACTCAGCAACATTTAGTGGATCATCAGGACACGATATAGGTAGAGCATTAGGTGCAAATATGGGAATAAGAAGTATGAGTGTATCTGCAAGTGGAGTATTTACAGATTCTGCAGGAGAAAACAATATAAGAGGAGCGGCATTTACTGGGGGTTCAGTAAATTACGATTTAGTTTTTGGAGATGGATCAACTGTAAAAGGTGCGTTCATAGTAACATCTTACGAAAGAGCAGGTGAATACAACGGAGAAGAAACTTTTTCAGTAAGTCTTGAATCTAATGGTACAATGACTTACACGAATGCTTAATAACTAATAAGGAAAAATATATGGAATGGACAGATGGGTACAAAATGGTTGAGATAAAGGTTGAAGATAAAACATATAATGGTTTTTACAAGGTTACTAGAAAGGGTGTAATAACTGTCGAAGCAAAAATTGATATACCAGTTAAACCTTATGACCATATCATTATCGGTGTTGATAAAGTAGTTGTGCAGAATATTAAAATTTTAAGAGATAGATCAGAAATAACTTGTGAATCAGTTAATACAACTGATATAGTTAAATCTAACAAAACACTTAAAAAGTTTAAAAAATATGAAACAGCGAAAGGAAAAGACACAGATGGCGAATCAATATAAAGGTGAAATTAAGGGTGAGTTTGGAGGAAAAGAAAGAACTTTCAGACTTACCTTTGATGGTATAGTTAATATAGAAAATAGGACTGGTAAATCTATAATGGATATTACCAATAGTTTAGGTGCTAGTAATTATTCTATGAAAGACATAGTTATAGTTATGCACGAAGCATTACAAGGTGCTGGTGGTAAATTTATTCAATCAGCAGTTGGTGATATGTTATTGCAAACTGGCATGATGAAAGGTGCAGTTTTATGTTCTGAAGTATTAATGACACTATTCACAGGCGAGAAAAAAGAAGAAGATTCCCCTTTAGTACAGGGGGAGAACGAGCAACAAGATACCCAATCCAGCAATACCTAGAAATAGGTCTTGGTGTATTAAGATTCTCCCCAAAAGTATTTTGGGATTTATCACTAACAGAATTTATGTCAGCTTTGAATGGTCATCATTTAAAGAATGGCAAAAATAAAACTAATAATCCATTACTTAAAAACGAAATGGAAGAATTAATGAGGAAATTTCCAGATTAAAAATTATGTCAGCAAACTTAGCAACAATACGAGTAGAACTTATAGCGAATGCACAGAAGTTTAAAACTAATTTAGACAAAGCATCTGCTAGTATAAAAAAAGTAGATAAAGCTACAAAGAAAACTACTAAAGGTAGTAAAGGACTTGCAAATGCTTTTAGAGATACAGCAGGTTCTATTGCGGCAGTACAAGGTCCATTAGGTCCAGTAGCTGGTCGTATATCTTCTATTGGTGCTATCATAGGTAGAGTAAATCCACTAATGTTATTAATGACTGCTGGTTTTGTTGGAGTAGGTTTGGCGGCTACAAAATCAGTAAAAGCAATAGCTAATTTTGAAGTACAGCAAGGTAAGTTAAATGCAATTTTAAAAGCAACTGGTGGTGCGGCTAAACAAACAGGTGTTGATATTGAAGCTATGGCAGTTGCTATTGGTAGAGGTACTTTAGCTAGTGTTCAAGGTGCAAGAGATGCGGCAGGAGTTTTACTTACTTTTAAATCTATTACTGGAGAAACATTTGAAAAAACTTTAGCTTTAACACAAGATTTAGCGGCAGTTGGTTTTGGAACTATGCAAACTGCGGCATTACAATTAGGTAAAGCATTAGAAGAACCTGAAATTGGTCTATCAGCATTAAGACGAGTTGGTGTATCTTTTAATGAACAACAAAAAGAACAGATTAAAGTTATGTCTTTAACAGGAAGACAAGCTGAAGCACAAGTATTAATACTTAAAGCACTAGAAGAACAAGTGGGTGGTGCTGGTCAAGGTGCAACAAGTGGATTAGCAGGTGCGTTTGATTCACTAGGTGAAAATGTTACTTTATTCTTTGAAAAATCTGAACAAGGACAAAGTATTGTTAGTACTTTAACTGGACTTTTAAATAAATTATCAGGAGCATTTGCTAAATTTGTTCCTGACGTTAGGGCATTACCAAAAGATTTAGATGGTGTTACAAAAGCAATAAAAGAAACCAATCAAGAAATGTTTGCCCAGGCAAAAGTTGTTACTACTTTAGAAAAAAAATTAGAGAATATGGCTAATCTCGGTAGAACAAATGCAGATGAAAAAAAAGCATTAATGGCAGAAATAGTTTTAGAAGACAAAAAATTAACTGTGCTGGGAAAACATAGACTTGCTTTAACACAAAAAGAAAAATTATTAAGTAAAGAAGAAAAAGTAGTTGTTAAAATAGATAAAACTGCTGACAAAACATCAAACAAATTATTAAGAAATCAAAAAAGAGAATTACAAGATTTAAAAGCTACTACTAGAGAAAGAGCAGTAAATGTTAATTTAAGAAAACTAGAAGATTCTTTAAGATCAAAATTAGGTGAGGGTGCTATTGCTGAAGAAGAAATTAATCGTATTCTAGGTGAAAGAGGTGGTTTAATTAGAGAGAACACTATTAAAGTTGAAAACTTTAAAAGCCAAATGGAAGATATAAAAAGTGTAGCTAACTCTGTAGGACAAGCATTTAACAAAGTAGGTGATAATATTTTAGATGCCTTTTTAAGGGGTAAACAAGGTGCTTTAGATTTTAAAGCTATTTTAAGAGAATTAATTATAGAAATACAAAAAGCTATTATCAAAAAAATGATATTAGATAAAGTTACTGGAGTTATAACTAGCGGAATTGAGGGAATATTATCTCCAAAAACACCAGTATTAGGTTCTTCAGGGAAAGAAATGATGGCAGGTGGTGGTACAGTACAACAAGGAAGTCCAACAATAGTTGGAGAAAGAGGTCCAGAGTTATTCGTTCCAGGAAGTGCAGGAAGCATAAGAAATAATGCTGACAGTAAAAATTCAATGGGTGGTGGAGTTAGTGTAGTACAAAATTTAAACTTTGCTGTAGGTGTAACTAATACTGTGAGAGCAGAAGTTATGAATATGCTACCAGCAATACAACAATCAACAATAACTGCTGTTGCTGACGCAAAGCAACGTGGTGGAAAATTTAGTAAGGCATTTGGTAATTAATTATGGCAGTATTTACACCCTCATATCCTTTAACTCTACCTACAGCTACAGGAGTTAAAACACAAAAT